CTTCTCACGGCTTTCGATGTTCTCCTGAACATCTGTGCTTAACTTGGAAGCATCGACCGCTCCGTCATTGATTTTGGCTCTTGTGATAGCACTATCTTTGACTTTTGCGGTTTCGACTGCTGCTGTTCCGAGTTTGTCTGCAGTTACAGAGCCGTTCGCCATCTTGGTTGTGCCGACTGCACCTGTGGCGATTTTCTCGGTGGTTACCGAGCCTGTTCCGAGTTTGCTTGCGATTACAGCTGCCGCTCCGAGTTTGTCGGAGGTTACTGCACCGTCAGCAATTTTCGGGGTTGTTACTGATTTGTCGGGGTGGTCGAGTTCGGATGCACCCTTGTGGCTATCAAATTCAGCCTTTGTAGCCTGTTTTGCGTTGTCAACATTACCGAGTCCGAGTTGTGCCTTTGTCACTCCGTGGGGATTGGTTTTGTTGGTGATATGACTATCTGCGTTTGTGAGCGTAGCCTGCACATCGCTTTCGAGGTTTGCTTTTTTGATTGTTCCGTCTGCGATTTTCTCACTGGTTACTGCTCCTGTTGCAATTTTGCTTGTGCCTACCGCTGCATCTGCAATCTTGCCAGCTGTTACGCCTTTGTCTGCGATTTTCTCGGTGGTTACCGAGCCGTCAGGGTGTGCAAGAACCGGGTTTGATGTATGCTCGTCAAAGTCCACCTTTGCCGCCTGTTTGACATTATCCACATTGCCGAGTCCGACCTGTGCCTTTGAGGTTTGGTGTGGGTTCTCGATGTTGGCTGCGTGATTATCATGTGCGGTCATCTTGTTCTGCACTTCGGCTGACAGTTTATCCTTGGTTACGGCTTCGTTTGCGATTTTGTCCGAAGTTACCGAGCCGTCAGGGTGGTCGAGTTCGACCGCTTCTTTGTGTCCCTTCAGGTCATCGCTTCCGGCTTTGCCGTTCCATGCATCCTTTTCTGTCTGTGTGACATGGAGGATTTTGTCATCGGCATTGGTTTGATGTTCATCGAATTCTTCAAAGCTGACTAATCCGATGTCGTTTTCCTGAATTGCCATTTTTATCACTCTCCTTCATAATATCTTGCATACGGTCTGCCGTCCGTATCAAATATAAGTGTTGCGTTTCCGTCATTTGTGGAGCGGTAGTAGACTCTCTGCGTGTCCTCATCAATATAGAGGTTCTGTAGGATTTCTTTTGTGGAGAGTCCGTCCCAAGTGTAAGCGGACACGCTGTCCCAAGTGCCTATAAATTCATACACATCGTCCCATGTCCGATAAGTAAAAATATAATTTACATAAAGGTGTGCTGGGATGACTTCGTCCACCGCTTTTTCGATGTCGCTCATCGTTCCGGGGATACCCTTTCGGGTTACGAATTTGATGTCAACAACGAAATCATTCGAGTGTTCCTCTATAGTTACGATGCCGTCTATGTATGTCTTTACGACATTTTTCAGGGCGGTTTTTGTTATTGTCTTAAGTCCACGGAGTTTTGCGAGGATACGACTTCGGCGTACCTCGTAGCTCTCCGTGTGGTTCGTTTCGATGCATAGGTCTTGCTCGTATCTGTCGAGGGCAGATGTTGCTTCTGATATAATCATCTGTTTCTCCGTGTCCTCGACTTTTGCGACTATCCTTGCCAGTTCGTTTTCGTGCGGAAGAAGAACCGCAGCCATTACCGCTGATTTGCTGTAATATTTAGGGAGGTATTTTATGAGATTACTCAACTGTCACCACCCCCAAGGTTGGCACTTCGTCCTCTGCGATGTCGATGTTGGAAATTCCACCGTTTATCGTGAGGTTCTCGTAGTCAACTATTCCGTTGATTCCGAGAATGCTTCGACCGATGTGGGCGAGCGACACATAATCCTGTTCGAATGCGATGTCTTTCAAGTAGGAGTTTATCTCCGACTCGATTGTTTCCTTTACGGCTGCTACCGTGTATCCGCTTTGAAGTATGAGGTTTGCGTTTACATTGATTGGTAGTGGTGTCGCACTCACTACTGTAATTGTCGGGCCGACAGGGCGTTCTTCTTCGATGTGTTCGGCTACAGCATTTATGAGGTCTGCATCCGCTTCCTCTCGGTCTTGGTCTATAATTAAAACCTTGACCGTGCCGGGACCGTTCCATTTCGGGATGCACTTTGCAGCTCCGACACCGCTGACTTCCATTGCCCATGACTCGTAGTGATATTTGTTTCCGCTCGTTGGAGGTTTCTTTGCTAATGCGTAGTAACGCTCTTTTGCTTCTTCTTCGGTTTCTGCATCGTAGCCGCCTGTGAATGGCTCGTTGTTTGTTACCGATGTGAAGCCTGCGGAAACAGGGAAGGATTTTATTGACCCTGCTGGGACATTTCCGGCAGAGCCGGGGGTGTCGCAGATAGCCGCAACATCGACCGTGCCTGTTTCTCCGAGTGTACCTTTGGCTGTTATTGTAAAGAATAACTTGTCGGACATTACCTTTGTACCTGCGTTCACGATGTCACCGGGGTTTCCTGTGATTGTAACCGTTCCCTTTGAGTAGGTTGCGGTTCTCATTTCGATTGCTACCTCTCGGAGTTTTTCTTTGAGGTCATCGCCTGTCGCAGTTTTCACGAATGCTCTGTCTGCGATTTTGTCGATTCGAGCATATATTTTTTCATCCTCGATTGCTCTCGGCTTTTGTGTGTCGTACATAAACGAGCCGACTGTTTTGTCGTACTTGTCATCGATATCCGACATAAGCCTTTCGAGGATTTGGTCTTTTGTTTCAGCCACCGTATATCACCTCCTGTGTCAATATTCCATTTGTCGTGGTTATGATTTCGACTCTTGCCACGAGTTTGTCGTTGCCTGTGTATTCACATTCAAACGATGCAAGCCCGATGATTTGTTCATTCTGCAGAAGTGCCTCCTCGAGTTCTCGGCGGAGTTCTGATTCTACGAAGTCGAGGGTGTATCTCGCTCCGACAATCAAATCTTCTATGACAACTCCGTACACCGTGTCTTTGTACACACGATATCGGTTCTTCTCGGTTCGGCAGATTTTCTGCGCCCATATTTCTATGGCTTCATCGCCTGTGCATTGTTTGACCTTGCCATCCTCAACGACAAAATCTCCAGCTTCGAAGTCAAAGACGAAGGAGATTTTCCCTGTGTGTCCGGCGGTCTTTTCTGTTGCTTCGGCGTTTGTTGCGTTTAGTCCTGATGAAACTGGGAACATTTAAACCACCACCCCCGAAACAATGAATTTTTGAAAGTCCGAATACGGAAGAAGAACGACCTCTTTGTTAAGGTGTATGTATCGTCCGTATGCATCGGTTTCGTATAGGTTGATGCAGCTCTTTATGTAACTGGCATCTATGACAATCTTGCCACCTATTTTGATTTGTAAATTCGGCAGAGAGGTTATCGTTCCGAACATCGGAGAGTAGTCCTCTCTGTTTTCTCGCTCTCGTAGGAGTTTTGCGAGTTCGGTGATTCCGTTATTCATTTCTTATCCTCTCCTTTGCAAGCCGAGCGTTACAAGGTGAGTGCCACGCTCTATAGAATGTTCGCTTGTCACGATCAGGAAAGTCACATCTCTGACCTTGAGAACGCTTCCGGCTCTTGTGTAGCTATCTATGTCCTCAATAATGGGGATTGTGAATTCCTCTTTTTCCACGCACAGTTCTTTGAGTTTTTGCTGTGCTATCTGCGATGCGTTCGCCTTGTCTTTGTCCTCAATTTTTACGACCTCTTGAAGTCTACCGATGCCGTTTACCGATTCATCGTTTTGTATGTACGCCTGCTGGGTGAAGCCGTCCTCGTTTCCTGTTATAACCTTGATGGCATTGTACAGTTCCTCGATTGAGGTTTTGTGTCCCATCGGTCCGTGAAAGTCTGTTGACTTTGCAGTCGGTAGGTTATCGGCAAGCCTGAAGGTAGGCTCTGCGACAATGTCGCCGATTTTGTAAATCCTTACGCCCTTGGGTGTAACATCGATATTGAATTCCGAGCCGTTGGTGCTTTTTGCAATCTCGAAAATATCTTTGATGATGTCGTATATGGTCTTGTCGAGGTAAATCTTTTTGACCGTACATCCGATGTCGCAGATGCTGTCTACCGGGATTCCGAAGTCCGAGCACATTTGCTCGATGGCTGCGTTTGCAGAGATTCCATTGAACTGATATGTTTCTTTATTCTTCTTCAGGTAAAAACCGAAATCTGCGACCGTGTATAAGTTCAGCATCGTATCGCCGTCATCGACTGCGAGGACGATTCCTCTGAATACTTCCGCATTCGTAATGTAAGATACAATACTTCCGTGTTTCGGTAGGTAGGTCGAAGTCCATTTGTCGCTCAGGTCTTTTGCTATGCTGAATGACATCGTGGTCGACACTTCATCGGTTGAGTTCTTCCACGATAGTCCTCCGGCTGTTTGTGTTATGTCTTTTCCGTCTGCGTAAATTTGCATATATCCACACCTCGCTTTTAACTGTTGATGTGGTTCGCCACCTTAACGAGTAAGGTCTTGAAGTTATCGTCAGTCCAAGTGCCTTCATACCACACTTGCGGCGTGTTGATGATTTGGTGGTTCGTGAGAACCGCTATCGCATCCGCAGGGGTTTCCACCTGTGCGTTTGCGACATAGGCTGCCATCTTGACCAGCAGGGTCTTGAAGTGGTCATCGTTCCATGTGCCTTGATACCAAATTTCAGGGTTTACGATTATGCCTTTGTTTACCATGACGGTTATTGCATCGGTTGCGTTTTCTACCGTGGTTGCCGTGGTTGTGGCTGCGGTGTTTTGCTCCGATACATTTACGAGTGGGAATTCCTCAAGTGTCAGTACATAGTTCAGGTTGCTATCCTGTCCTATGGTGTACTCGAAGTTTTCCACCGACACCGCCATATTGATTGGTGTGTCGGTAATAATGAGCCGTATCGGGAGACGGCGGTTTACCCATGTGTCGATGATGTACACATACTGCTGTCCCTTGTAGGTACGGTCCCTCAAAAACGGGTAATCACGAACTGGGAAGAAGGACTCGATTGTAATGCCTTTGAGGGCGGAGTTTCCTATTCTTTTCAGTTCGCTTCCTGAAACCGTTTCAAACTTCTTGTTGTTCCTCGGCTTCGTTATTGTAAACGAAGGAGGAACAACGGGCAGCTTGATAACTTCTTCACGGTTGTTTACGCTCAGATATATATCCATGTTCCATCGTTCCTCCTTTTATAACACTTCGAGTGCCAATTTTAACTTTGGCACTAATTCGTTTGCGATTTCCTCGGGTGTCTTATCTCTTGCATCGATATTGATGTAGAATTTGTTCTCGGTCTTTCCGCCTTTTCGGTCGAGCGGTTCTACCGATGCACCCTTTGGAAGGTGCAACATTTCGGGGCCTCTTTCTCCGACAATTACATCACCGGGACGGGTGATATTACCGCCGTTTGCAAGCATCGGAAGGTTCACGGTCTGCAGTTTCGTAATGTTGACACCGGGTATCTTGTTAATGACTCCGATTGCCCAGTTTATCGAGTTTATGAAGCCGTTGATGATGTTTCCTGCGAAACTTATCACGCTGTTAACCACGGCTTTGAATGCACCCGATATTCCGTCTGCGATGCTTGTTCCTATGCTGGTGAACATATTCTTGATGGTGTCCCATATTCCTTGGAAGAAACCGACCACGCCCGAGAAGGCGTTT